GTAATTATTAAAGCGAGTCATTTTTGTGTGACCCATAGAGGTGTTAAGGCCCATGCTAGCGATATGACGACGAGCGTTATGCGGGGAGTTTTTCGTGACGATCCTTCTATGAAAGCTGAATTTTTTGAACTCGTTAAAGGAATGAAAGGATATCAAAAATGAATAAATTTGTAGAATTAAATATGGCAGGCGATAAAATGCGTGTTTGGGTAGAACGCGAAAAAATTATTGGCGTTCAGAAGGCATTCTTTCCTGCAAAGTCTGCTTTAGATATAACCGAATCAGAATTGCCACGTGAAGAATTTTGGGCAGTAAATTTTGTATTCGCTTATAATGCACTTCATCAAATCACTCAGCCAGCTGAAATATACAATACAGACGAAGAGGCTGATGAGTATATTGCATCTATCATGGGTGAAGATTTTTTGCAGGAGAAACCTGAATGACAGATGAAATTGAATATGGTGAAAAAAGAGCAGAAGAAGTAGTTGCTCTTGGAAGTGCAACGGAATATAAGTATGAATATTGTCCTGAAGTTCTAGAGACATTTGAAAACGTTCATCCTGGACTTGATTATTGGGTTACGTTGAATGCTCCGGAATTTACTTCAATTTGCCCGAAAACGAATCAGCCAGATTTTGCGACTATCATTATCAATTATATTCCGCATATCAAAATGGTTGAATCGAAATCGTTGAAACTGTATTTTTTCGGATATATCAATAAAGGTGAATTTCACGAAGATACAATCAATACAATCAGAAATGATTTAACAAAATTGATGGAACCGAAATATCTTGAAGTAATTGGAATTTTTTATCCGCGAGGAAATATTTCAATTCACCCAGTGGCATATTATAATAATGGTGAATCGAAATATATGGAACTAGAGAAGTATAGATTTCAAAATTATAAAATGAATAACTTGAAGGCGGAATTATGAGAAAATTACAAATTGCAGAAAATTCTACAATTGAAATGATGAGTCCTGAACTTTTATTTCTCGGGAAGTCTGGTCAGCCATATAGAGGAACACTATATATACATTTTGTATCAGCAGGAAGGACTATTGAATTGCCTGACTTCAAAAAATATATTACATCTTTGCGGAATAAAGTTTTCATGGCAGAAGATATTTCGCGTGAAATATATAAGACCCTTTGGCTTCATATTGGGATAGGAGAAGGACCTAAAACTAAAATCGGAGTAGTTGTTGATTTAACGGGGCGGGGTGGGATTCAGCAAACAATTTCACACGGTGAACCTTTCACTCCAAACAGAAACAAAAATAAGATATTTCAACTATGAAAATTCTAATGGACTATACATACCCAAAAGTAAATAAAGTTGTTTCAATTATATCTGGTGGAATGGACTCATCCATTCTGACGATAATGCTTGCAAAACATTATGGGGCTGAAAATGTTTATCCTGTTTCGTTCAATTATAATCAAAAGCAAATTTATGAATTATCGTGTGCTAAAACTTTGACAAAGATTTTAGGGACAGCAAAGCATAAAGAACTTGATCTTTCTGTACTGGGTGATATCGCTAAACCGGTTTCGTCAAATATTAATAATACAAATATTGATATGCCTGATATCAAAGAGGTGTTGGGTGATCCACAGCCGGTTACATATGTTCCATTCAGAAATATGATTATGCTTTCTTTGGCTGTGGCTTATGCTGAAACTCAAAATATCAATCATGTCTTCACAGGATTGCAAGTCCATGATGAATACGGGTACTGGGACACGACACAAGAATTTGTTGACGGATTGAATAATGTCACCCAGCAAAATAGAATGAATAAGATTAAAGTTGAGGCTCCTTTTATCAATCTTTCAAAGATTCATGAACTTGAAATTTGCAAAGAATTGAATCAAATTGATTTATTGAAATATACATTGACATGCTACAATCCAGATCATAATGGTCGTAGTTGTGGAAAATGTCCTTCCTGTTCTGAAAGAATAAATGCTTTCATGCAAATGAATATTATAGACCCAATTGATTATCAAATTGATATACCATGGAGTGATAAATGTGTTCAATATCCGGATCATTCAACTATACAAAACTCGCCGAATTAATTGAAAGCAATCGATATCGCGGACAATTTTCGCATTCTATCTTTGTTTTTGATCGAAATTCAAGTAAAATAATATATCATTATAAAGATAAAGGGCCTATTGATCTTACGAAACATTGTCTTCCTGATGGTTATTGTGTGGTGCATCAGCAAGCCCCAACAAGTCAATCAACTGATAATATCCATCCAGCAGTATTTGATTCTAATTTTTTGTGGCACAATGGAATAATTACTAATTCCGAAATACAAAAAATGCAAAAAAAATATGAAACAGATGAAACGTGGGATACGAAGTTATTATTATATGCACTCATTGAAAAAGATACTTTGTCAGATATAATTGGATCTTTTGCTTGTGTTTGGTATAATGGCAAAATCAATATTTTTAGAAATATGATAAGCCCTCTATTTTTAGATAATGATTTAACAATCTCATCAACAAAATTTAAACATTCAAGATTATTAGAACCTGGTAAAATTTTTCAACTTGATTTAAACTTAAAAAGGATGAGTTTACAAACAAATTTTGAAACACATGCAAATAATCCTTACTTCTTAGGGGTATATAATGAAGCCTAAAACACCAATATTTTTTCCTGCTCTTTCGTGTATTGCGTTCCCTGTATTCAAAGGAACAGAAAAATTATATGAATCTCCAAACCTGACAAAGGATTTGAAGTTCTATAACGAAAAACCAATTCACAGGGAAGAACAGTATTTGTATCATCCTTATACATTATGGTCTGCGGCTCATTATTATAAGAGAGAAAACTTTCGTGAAGAATTACAAATGGATGATAAGAGTTTACTATTTTTAGATAGTGGCGGCTTTCAGTTAGAAACAGGAAAAGCTCCAAAAGGGTTTACTGCAAAGAAATCACTTGAATGGTGTGAAAAACACGGCAATTTGTATCCTATTCTTGATCAACCAGTTGTTGGAGATGCGACTAAAAAATCTTTTAACGATGCTTTGGACTTCAGTTGTGATAGTGCTAAGTATTATTATGAAAATCGAACAAACACAAAAAGTCATATTTTAAATGTTATCTCAGGAAGATCTTTAGAAAATATTGATGATTGGTATAAAAAGATTTCACAATGGAAATTTGATGGTTGGGCTCATGGAGGCAATCATCAAGGCAATCTGAAATCAATTTTATATGGTGTTTTTTATTTATTGAATAAAGGCGAATTTCATAGTGACACTCCAAAATATTACCATATATTAGGTGTTTCTGCGAACATTTCGATGTTTTATTTTGCATTAATTCAGAGAGAATTGAATAAACTTGACGGGGTAAATATTCAATTGACATATGATGCGTCATCATTTGCATTAGTTACATCATATGGAAAAGTATATTCAGGGATGAGTTACAGAGGAACAGAAGTATTTGTTTTATCGAATAGATATGATTATTCGTCGTTTGGAAACAAAATACCTTCTCAATCATCTGTCTTTGAGAATCCATTAGTTGACACCGAAAGATTTCTAAAGGATAAAACTGCACTCTATGGTATGATGATGGTCAATAATTTATGGTGGACCGTTCAGTGGAAACGAACAGTGGATGCTCTAGTTAATTGCGGATCTGAAGAAGTATTAGATTCGTGGATCAAAACTTCTGAGGTCTTAAATAACGTAAATTCGATAAAAAATCTTTTTAAAAATCCGAAGTCTGCGTTGAAAATGATTGGCCATACAATTACAGATAAGAAATCAATCAAAAATTCAATTCAATCTTTGGATTCCTTCTTCTAATGAAAAAACATAAAATAATTACAATCGGAGAGGGTCAAACAGCGTTAATTGTCAATAAAGAAGGTGGGTTTGATGTGGTAGGTTTTTATGAAGACACATCACTCATATTTATTTTGATGGCTGCATATTCACTGCAAACAAAAGAATGTTTCGATTTTGTTAAAGATCAGTTAGATCAAGATCCAGAATATGTAAGAATTTTTAAAGAACGAGTTTCATTATCTGACGGATTTACAGACGGAGATATAAAAAAACATGAAAACAACTGAAAACAAAATTACTCCTTTTACGATCATAGATGACCTTTCTTATAAAAAAGAAAATTTATTCAAGAAAGGAGATGAATACGAGAAAGCATTTGATATTTTTTTAACAAGAAGGTCCTTTTCAAATTTTTCAGAAACTGTATTTTATGCAAATGAAATGAATATGTGTCCTCTGCTCAATAAACAAGAAGTGCATGATTTTCTTTTTCACATTGTCCCGAAGAAAAAAAGATGGAAAAAATGGGACAAAAAAGAATCTGATGATAAGATACAATTACTGCAAGAATATTACAACTATTCAAGAAAAGATGCTGTATCTGTTCAACATTTTTTTACTGATGACGACATGAAAACGATTAAAGCAAAACTATTCAAAGGTGGTTTGAAGAAGAAAAAATGATTTATAAATAATTGTATTATTACTTTATGACACAGGAAAATCATGGATACAGAATTGGTAGAATGGAATGTTGAAGATATGTTAGAGGTTTCTCTAACGAATGAAAATAATTTCCTTAAAATTAAAGAGACTTTGACAAGAATGGGTTATTCATCTGCAAATAAGAAACTCTTGTTTCAGTCATGTCATATTCTTCAAAAACGAGGGAAATTTTATATAATGCAATTCAAAGAATTATTTGCTCTTGATGGAAAAAGAACTAATCTGACAAAAATGGATATCATGAGAAGAAATGTTATCGCTCTTCTTCTCCAGCAGTGGAAATTGATAAAAATTGAAAGTGAAATTCCTGATGATCTACCATTTGAGAATATATTGAAAATGATAGAAATTATTTCTTTCAAAGAAAAAAAGAATTGGACGTTAATAGCTAAATATAGGATGGGAAAAAATGAGTGAAATTATTTTAATTGAAAATATGATGAAAAAGAAAGAATCTAAAAATTGTAAAACTGCTTTGATTTTTTCGGGGGATAATACAATATTTGGTTTGAATATTTTAATGTTATGGCATTTACAAGCTGAGCGAGAATTATATTTTTCTATCGCCGAAAATGTCACCTATGAGCATATTGCTATTCAAACTAGAGATTTGGACCACGTGATTGTTATGCCTCATGTAAAAATTGACGAGCGCAATATCGTCTCATGCAATTCTTTATGGATGCAGATATCGACCTTATTTTCTCTCCAAGACGGAAAAATTGATGAAGTGTGGTTTGATGATCAAAAACCAAAATGTAAATGGTTAGTAAACTTTGTTGGATGGTGTCTTAATATGAAAGTTGACTTTCCTGTGCATAATCTTCCATTAGAGCAAAAGGAAAATTTTCTAACAAAAACTGCTATGATTCCTAAAGAAGAAATTGAACAAGTTATCAGAGGTGTGTCTAAAAAACAATATGAAGAAATTGAACAAAATATAAGAAATTGTATGCTTTCCGGAGAGGATCCTATATAATATAAAAATAAACAATTTATAGAATGAGGTTTAATGAAATTTTACACGAATGTTCATGTATACAAAAATACAATCCGAGCAACAATTATTGATAATGGAAAAAGAAAACACATAAAAGATTCATATAGTTGTGATCTTTTTCTCCCTACCGACGAAGAAACATCCTTTAAAACTTTATCGGGTGATTATGTAAAGAAGAAAAACTTTGCATCTATCACTGAGAAAAAACATTTTATTGAAGGCTGTGCTGATGTAAGTAATTATGATATGTACGGCGATACCGAAAATCATTTCGACTATATTCGAAGATTTTATAATGAAGGAAATTACGATGTTTCTCATATCAATACATTCAATATTGATATCGAAGTTGAATCAGATGAAGGGTTTCCAAAACCCGACGAAGCAAAGTGGCCAATCAACGCAATCACTATTAAATTCAAAGACAAATATTACGCCTGGGGAACTGGTCAATATTCCAAACATATTGATAACGTAGTATATCACCAATGTCCTGATGAGAAAGAATTATTGTCTGGTGTCATCACCTTTTGGCAAAATAACTGTCCTGATATTATCACAGGCTGGAATGTAAAATTCTTTGATATTCCATATATCATCAATCGTACAGAAAAGATATTAGGAGGAAAGTATGTGAATCTGCTTTCTCCGTGGAAAGGAATCTCGGAGAGGACTGTTAATATTATGGGAAATGACAACCAGCATTATGTAATCGCTGGTGTTGCTATTCTTGATTATCTTGATCTCTATAAGAGTTTTACATATACCAAAAAAGAAAGCTATAAGTTAGATTTCATTGGCTTCACTGAATTAGGGATGCAAAAAATTACGAGTGATGACGCAACCGAAGGTTATAATTTATACAAAACAGATTTTCAGAAATTTATTGAATACAATATTCGTGATACTGAAATTGTTGATAAATTAGATAAGAAATTGGGATTGATTCAATTGGTGATTGAATTGGCTTATAAAGCCGGAATCAATTATGAGGATGTTTATTCTCCGGTTAAGATGTGGGAATGTTTTATTCATAAGTATTTGGATGAGAATAATACAAAAGTCAAAATAAAGAATAAGCACGGAAAGAAAACAGGAGCAATGGTTGGTGCTTATGTTAAGGATCCTGCTAGTGGATTTCAGAATTGGGTGGTTTCATTTGACGTGAATTCTCTATATCCTTCTTTGATCAGAACATTGAATATTGGGCCTGATACTTTAAGAACATATGAAGGAAATGGTGATCCTACCTTAAAATTATTGAAGTCAAATGTAAATATTGATGATTTAGCTAACAATTCTTTGATTAAAGACGAACACAAGGAATTATTAAAAGAGCACGAATTGACATTAGCGGCTAATGGTGTATTTTTTGATAATGAAAACCAGAGTTTCATGTCAAAGTTGGTTGAAATAATGTTTACAGAAAGAATTTCTTTGAAGAAAGAAATGCTGAAACTAAAACAGGAATATGAAAAAATTAATGGTGATGGCGAAGACATAATGAGAGAATTGGATGATAGAATTGCCATGCTCAACACAAAACAGATGGCATTAAAAATCGCTCTGAATTCTCTTTATGGTGCTATGGGAAATGCTTACTTCCAATTTTTCTCGATCGAATGTGCAGAAGCAATTACGACAACAGGCCAAGTCACAATTAAATGGGTAGAAAGAAAAATAAATGAATGGATGAATAAAATCCTGAAAACGAAGAATAAAGATTATATAATTGCAGTTGATACCGATTCTGTTTATATTAATGCTTCTTTATTAGTTGAGAAGTTGATGCCAGGAAAAACTGAAAGTGAAATTGTTGAAGGATTAGATAGAATATGCATTCAAATTATTGGTCCTCA